GGACCTATGGACTTGCTATTGGAATGAGGGGAAATCTACCTTCCGTGATCCCAAAGGACCATCGGAAGATGATTCGTAACGGTGATAAAAGAGTCATACGCTACTGATTGACATTATTCGGTTTCTACCGATTACTGCCTTTTCCAGCGGTGATGAAAATCTCTACTATCACAGACCCAGGGAAAGGGTTTGATATCCTACCTTACCTTGCTTTCCTTAGAATTTTCTTAAAACGTTTGCACCAAAACATTTTATTTGATAATTCCAAGGAGACAGGGGTGGTTTTGATATTTAAATCCTCTCCGGGGTCCTCTCAATCTCCAAATAGCCATACACCTAATTCCTCGTCCCTAATCGTTCCTCATGCTTGGGCTATAGCGAATGGCGAGCTTGGAAAACATTTTTCCCGGTTCGCTTCTACTGTTCACCCTAAGCTATTGTCACGATTAAACGCGTTATTAATGTATGCTCCCGAACCTAATTTTCCTAAGACTCCTTCGTTTCCAACTGGAAAGTTGGGGACAAAGGAAGAACCTGGGAAGGTGAGGGTTTTTGCTATGGTTGATTGATGAACTCAGATGCTGATGCGTCCGTTGCACTTACATATCCAGGGTATTTTGCGCAGAATACCTCAAGATGGTACGTTCGACCAAGACGCATCCGTACAGTATGCAATAGAATTGTCTAAGAAGTCCGCTTTTGCGGGTTCCTACGACCTTTCTGCTGCTACTGATAGATTGCCACTTGTGTTGCAATCCTTTCTGATGAATTCAATCATTCCAGGTCTTGGGCAGCTCTGGGGAGAGCTGCTCGTAGGCCGCGATTACTGGCTACCTGGGTACCGTAAGTCTGTCCGATATTCTGTTGGACAGCCTATGGGTGCTCTCAGTAGCTGAGTAATGCTAGCGTTAACTCATCATTTTATTGTGCAAATGGCTGCTTTTAAGGCTGGATGGGTCCGATGGTTTCCGTTATATGTGGTATTAGGAGATGATGTCGTTATCTTTGATAAGGACGTTGCTTCCCAATATCTCATATTAATGGACGACTTGGGCCTTGCGATTAACATTAGTAAATCCGTGGTTTCCGTTAACGGAAGCTTCGAATTTGCAAAACGTTTTATCGTTAGGGGCCAGGACGTCTCACCTCTTTCCTTCAGAGAGCTTGATGTGTCAATGCTATCGTTAGACGCGATGGTCTTGATGCTTCGACGCTTTGGAGGAAAGAATTGGAAGTTATCGAACCTATTTCGAATTCACGGGTTTGGCTTTCATGCTACCGCTCGTCTCGCCGGAAAGATATCTTTGATGTCTCCACGGATGCGACTTGCCATAGTCTGATTAACTAAACCTGGGAATTCTATTTGATCCTTCTCAAATTATTTGGATTGACTATCAATGAAGTCCCTGTCGGGGACTAACCCTCATCTGCTTCACAAGGAGCGGATTTGGGAATCACTTAAATCCCGTATACTCGCCATAGCTCCTAGTGGACTCGACGACAGTTGAGCTCCTACTAGTGGATATGCCGAGGGGAAAGGAATTAGTGATTTTGGTAGTTATACCAAAACGTTTGGGGAAGGATGGAAAGCTGAAGAGGTTCAAAGAGATTTCAATGCTCTTTTGGCATCCATTAGTTTTGATCATCAGATTGCGCTCCGTAAGCAATCCCATTGATTTAAAGCTAATGAGCCTAAGAGTGTTGAGACTCTCGAACAGCTTGAGCAATCCATATCTTTCTATGAGGAGTGAATGCGGATGCTTTCATCCTTGCCACGTGCTGAAGCTGATCTTTCTGTTCGCGTCGAACCGAAAGGTCTTCCTCTACGCGCGGGAAGATGATTGCGTCTGTGGTCCACTCTTCGTAGATAGACTCAAATGCCTTAATAGACGTTAAGTGGTTCTAAGGTCTCTAGGTGAGCTTCGTTACTCGATCCTAGTGGTGGTAATAGTGACGTGGACTAAATGTTAGTCTACACGAAGGAGAAATAATCAATAAATATCCGGGTTCTAGAACCATTCGGG